GAAGCCGAAAACAAAGTCCAAAAAGATTACCAAAAAGAAGCTTCTAACGCAAAAGTTAGAGCGAAAAGAGTCAGAGATAGAGAAAAAGTTTATAAAGATATTCTTAAAAAAATAGGTAATGGTGAACTAAAAACCAAAGACTATGATAAAATGAAAAAGTTAGGTTTAAATCCAGATGAGATACGAATAAAACTAAATCAGATTATGGAAATGGGTGAATCAGGTGTTATTAGTAAATAATTTTTTTGATAATCCAGATAGTGTTGTAGAATTTGCTAAAACATTGGATTATTATGAAGCTGAAAATTATCAAAATTGGCCAGGAAAAAGAACTGATAACATATCTAAGATAGATAATAATTTTTTCTGTACTGTTATGTTAAATATACTGAAACCAAAATATGGTGATAATGTAAGATTTGAAAATAGTTATTTACATTTTCATAAAATTAAACCAGGCGATAAAGCAAAGATAAGTTTTCACACAGATGAAGATTTTGATATGGCTGCTGTGATATATCTAACTAAAAATGGTGACATTGATAATGGTACAACCTTATTTGATGAAGATGGTAATAAACAGGTAATAGTATCGAACAGTTACAATTCCATGATATTATATAATTCAAACATATTACATGGTGCGACAAAACTGTCATTTGATACAGAAAGGTTGACACTAATAGCATTTTTTAGAGATATAAAGGTTGCCAATGAGTGATAAATGATATATAATGTAGTTATGATTAGTGAGAAATTAAAAGATAGGCGAATCAAAAGTGCCGAAACGGCATGTAGAAACGCAAGAACAGATTGGGCTAAGGATTACTGGTACGGTGTGTTCTCTAAATTATGTAAAATGTATAACCGTGAAGATTACTTTAGGAAAGCAATCAATTAATGTTAGGTTTGTTTTTTATAGGCTTGCCATTTACTGTTTGTGTGTTATACTTGTTATTAAAAGTGAGGGAGAATGAATAAATTATGAATGTATTTTACTTAGATAAAGACCCAAAAATTGCAGCTGAAATGTCGTGTGATAAACATGTCTGTAAAATGATTATTGAGTCTGCTCAAATGTTATCAACTGCTCACCGTATTCTTGACGGTACAGAATATTATGGTCAAACTAAAAATGGTCGTAAGATTAAAAGATGGTCACATCCTAATTCAAACCTAGAAAATGTATTATACAAAGCAAGTCATGTAAACCACCCTAGTACGAAGTGGGTTATGTCAAGTGCATACCACTATAACTGGTTATACAAACACATGATAGCTTTACACGAACAATGGCAATTAAGATATGGTCATGTTCTTGACCACAAAACTATTCAGTTATTAGGTGACATACTAAAACATCCACCTAAAAATATTCAACTAAATAAGATTGCAACTGAACCTACACCTGCTATGCCTGATTATTGCAAAGTACCTGGTGATTCAGTTGAGTCATATCGTAAATATTATTGTTTAGAAAAAACTAGATTTGCGACATGGAAATCACCTGCTAGTGTGCCAAACTGGTACATAGAGGGTGTGAAATACTACCAAAACACGGCAGAGATATAGGAGTTATAAATGCGTGAAAAAATGATTGAGGCCTTAAAAGCACATGCACAAGGTCACATAGAAAAACATAAACTTAATGTAGAGGTAATTCTACAAAATGCAGTTGGTATTGGTGAACATGGTGATGTTCTTACCGAAGCAGAAAAAGAACTAAAAATAATTGCTGAGTATGATGACCAATTAGAAATGCTTAACAAATATTTTGTAATCAAAGACCCCTTTAAAGGTTAAACATGCCAACATACACCTTTGAAAATACAAAAACTGGTAAAGTTTGGGACGACATGATGATGATTTCTGAAAAAGAAGCTTATTTAAAAAAGAATAAGCACATAAAACAGTTATTAACACAGATAAATATATCTAGTGGTGTCGTAGGTGTTGGTGCTATGAAGAATGATAATGGTTGGAAAGAAATGCAAAGTAGAATTGCTGAAGCACACCCAGCCTCTGAGTTTGCTCAACAACACGGTAAACGAACCTCTAAAGAAATTAAAACACAGGCAGTTGTAGAGAAACATAGAAAACGACAAGCCGCTCAAAAGAGAAAATAGATATGGCAGACAAAGGTATACCAGATTATTTAAGAGAATATGACTTAGACGCAGATTGGGGTTTTACACCAGTAAGTAAAGCACCTGAATCTACGCCGGCTGTAGATACTTCCGTTATAGAAACGAATAATGTAGAATTAGCCAAGGTTAAATCAGATGTAGGCGATATTAAAAGTATGATGAATGAAATCATGCAAATTGTGGCTGAAAAAGATGAAGTCACAAAAACACTATCAGACGAAGACACTATCAAAAGATTCAAAGAAATAGAAAAACTAATATTACCGTTTTTATATAATCTTATGAAGAGTGACGAACCTTATATACATTGGCCAAATAGAGCGCCAATTATTAAGGCACAAATAGAAAAGCTATTGAAGCTAACAAAAGGAAACTAAACATGCAAGCAAATTATGATAAGTGCTTAGAAACTATTTTACACCATGAGGGTGGTTATGTAAATCATCCAAAAGACCCAGGTGGTGAAACTAACTTAGGTGTTACTAAGAGAGTATACCTTGAACATGGTGGCAAAAAAGATATGAAAGACTTATTAGTCGAAGATGTGGCACCAATTTACAAAAAAGGATATTGGGATAAAATGAAAGGCGACCAGTTACCAAACGGTTTAGACCTTTGCGTTTTTGATTTTGGCGTTAATGCCGGACCAGGCAGAGCAGCCAAGTATCTACAAACAATGATTGGTACAGTTGCAGACGGTGGCATTGGACCTAATACATTAAAAAAACTAGGCGAATATGTTGAAGAACATGGCCTTGAAAAGAGTATTGAAAACTATCAAGGTGCAAGACAAGATTACTATGAAAAGTTATCTACATTTGCAACATTTGGTAGAGGTTGGACTAGACGAGTAGATGAAACTACTGAACTGGCCATTTCAATGATTAGCTGAGAGGCAGAACCGTTTAAGTCGGATAGAGATTATTTAAATGATTTATATGCCAAAAAAGGCATTTAAGGCTTGCCAACACAGTACATATAGTATATAATGAACACATAGAAATGAAAAAGGAACTGAAATGACTAAAAACTTTGTACAACTAGACGAGAGTAAATTCCCTACAACCAAAGGTAAGAATATTGATGGTTTTAGGTTTTATGCTGTCGAAGATAAACACTTTCCAAGTATTACTACTGTATTAGGTGCTATTCCAAAACCTGGTCTTATCGCTTGGCGTAAGAATGTTGGCGAAGAAGCAGCTAAATGGGAGATGAACCGAGCAGCTCGTAGAGGTTCTGCTACACATACTCTTGTAGAACAATATTTAAAAGGTGAAACACCATCAATTCGTGATGTATTGCCATTAGGTATGTTTCGACTATTGAAACCATATCTTGACCAAGTAGATAATATTCATTGTTTAGAACAAATCATGTATAGTAAACAACTGACCGTTGCAGGTCAAGTTGATTGTATTGCAGAATACAATGGTAAACTATCTGTGATTGACTTCAAAACTGCCAATAAAGAACGAGTAGATAGTTGGAATGAAAACTATTATATTCAATGTACTGCTTATGCAATTATGTATGAAGAGTTATTTGGTACACCAATCGAACAAATTGTAATTCTACAAGCTGGTGAAGATGGTTCTGCTAAGGCATTCGTTAAGAACAAAGCAGACTACATGGGAAAACTTGAAGACGCAATCAAGGGTTTCTATAAATATTACGAAGAGAAGACAGGTAATAAACCAAGTTAGTCCATCTCTAAGGGGACAAAAATGAAAATCATAAAAGGACTCATTATGGGTATGCTATCAACATTAGCAGTTACACTTTTTTCTGTTAGTGCAAACGCTACAGACCATTACAATTTATTTCAATCACATGCTCCGATTTTATGTGGCGAAACAAAAGAAGTAATGGAATTTGGAAGTGAACAAGGGTGGACACCATTTAGTGTGTCATTTGGTAAAGTTGGTGGTAAACAAGAAAATGATATTGCTTTCGTAGTAACACATTGGTTGAAAAAAGGCACAACTGAACAAATGGTTACAATGCAGGCACCAGATGGTTCTGAAGCTTGTATATTGTATATAAGTTTTGATACAACAATTAATCCAAACTTTAATTTAAGAGGTTTGGATTTATAGAATTAGTCGTTGACGACAATTATGGTAGACATGCTGGACGAGGGTGCGATTCCCTCCAGCTCCACCATAAACACATTTACAGAGTGTGATTATGATGGGGCTGATATAGGTTTCGACAGGTGTTGAGAAAATTGTAAGAGATTAATAGGTGGCAACCTTTCATGCTAATTAAACGCAAACGATAATAACTTTGCATTAGCGGCCTAGTCGCTTAGGGTTTTGTGGATTGTGCCTCGTAACAGAAACAATCCACGCTTTACATTATTAACAATAAGTGATATATTATACATATGAATAGCAAAGAATTTAGTTTAATTATAGAGGGTATTGTCAAAGAGAAAAGACCCATAACTTACATGGATGCCATATTATGGTATTGTGAAGAAAACAAAATCGAAGTAGAAACAGTCGGCCGATTGATTTCTAAAGCACTAAAAGAAAAAATACAGGTAGAATGTACAACAGCGAATCTACTTAAAATGCCAGAGGCAGGAAAGTTACCTTTATAATGAATATACAATTAATTGACAAAATGGGTAGTGACCTTTCCGTTGTAAATGCAGCTCGTGTTTCTTTTTCAAAAAGAAAAGATGTTATTGACCAAGGTGATGAGAAGTTAATTAAGTATCTTGCAGACCATGACCATTGGTCGCCATTTGGTCACACCACATTACAATTTCTAATTAAGGCTCCTGTGTTTGTTGCAAGGCAACTTGTAAAACATCAAGTTGGTTTAGTATGGAATGAAGTCAGTAGAAGATATGTAGATACACCACCAGAATTTTATGTGCCGTTTATGTGGCGAGGTGCACCTGAAAATAAAAAACAAGGTTCAAGTGAACTAGAATATGAATACGATATTATGCCATTAGTAGATGAGGCTAAAAATACATATGAAAAAATGATTAAAGAAGGCATTGCTCCTGAAATGGCAAGAATGGTATTACCCCAAAATATGATGACAGAGTGGTATTGGACAGGTTCACTTATGGCTTTTGCTAGAGTGTGTAATTTAAGAAATAAATCTGATTCACAAGAAGAAACGAGAATGAT